GCGCTAGGCAATGTGGTGCCATCCAGTACGCCGTCATAATGAAAGACTGCGCCACGCTTGTACGACTCTGACGCGCCCATGAAGAACTGACCGCTGCTGGAATAGCCGCATGTCATCGGTACGCCTTCCCACATCCCCCACGCACCCGTGTTTAGGTTCATTAGGTACTGAACAAAAGGCGTGTTGGCTGGGGCTGGCGTGACGATCTGCATAAAGCCGTCAGAGGGATTAATTGTTAATTGCCACTGCGCTAAGTCTTTGCCCGTCACAACGTCTTGACGCAAGAAGCGATTGATCTTTGCCGAGGGCGATGACGGTGCTGTCATTGCTACAGGCGCACCCGATAACAATGCCTTAGCTGACGTAATGCCCAGGGTACTCAGCATAAACAGGTCAGCGCCAAACTCCATCACAATACGGCGTGACTCAGGAACCTCACCTATGAACCACGCGCCTCGGGTAGCAAAATCCAGCTCGGGGTCTTCACCTTGATAAATAACAACGTCCCCGCCGCGTGAAATAGCAACAAAGTAGTCATCAACACCAGCACCCCCATCAAGAGTCCAAGTCCATAAACCCCGCAAATCACCGCCATGAGGAAGCTTTGAGCCAAACGTAAAGCGCGTAAGCTCGCCAGAAATGGAGGCGACAGGTAGATAATAGGCATCGTCATCATTCTCCAGAATCACCCAAATACGCTGCTTAAACACCACGACATAACACACGTTATCAATGGGAAACGGAATCTTTGTAGTGCCGTCTGACGGGTCTAGGTAATACCAGTCTGTCTCTGCAACGCCTGTAGGGGGTCTAGCCCAAAGCCCTGTGCTTTCGGTGTACTGCCAGATACCATTACGGCCATCGGCATAAAACAAATAATGACCTCTAGCGCCAGCAGTCGGAGCATCAGCCGCAGCACCCGTGTACTCACACCAAACGCCTCGGCCCGCTTCATCGCCTAACTCAACAAATGTGGCAACTTGCTGAGGTGCCGTTTCGCCCTTGCTGGTAACGTCCCAAATACCCTCATCCGTTACCGCAAATAACCGATCATTGGCAACGTCATTTAGATTCGATTCATAGGGGATAATCGTCCTAACTTCAGCCGTCCCCCTGTCTGGGCTTTCAAAACAACCTGTTGCCCATTCCTCATAGCCCTTTCGCAGCCTTAGTCCGTACTCAACAGGCATGAGGTTGTAAGCATAAATGCAGTCATTAGGGGGCATCTGCATCAATGAGTCATAGGCATTAATCCCGCCCACGGGAGCAGGAACCGTCATAGACTGGGCCGTTGGCTGTGCAGCCTTACCGTAGCGGCTTAATGTCCGTTGACGGGCATACATCAGTGCATTCCACCGTAACCCGTATCGGGCGCATTCCAGCCATTAAGGTATCGGTAGCCTCTCATTGTGCGGCCTGCGTTCAACATGGGTGCGCCCTGGGCCTTAGACATACGGGCCTGCAACATGGTGTCAAACTCCATTGCTGCGTCTTGAGCGGGTAAGCCCTTGGCCTGCAAATACTTCAGCTTGAGCATTTTCACAACCAACAAAGGGTCAAACATGATGAAGTCTGAGCCCGTTGAAACGCTGTCGAGGCTAGGAACGGTCTGACCTTGCTCCATTACCCAATTACGCGATATGTACTCAAGCGTAATAATGGTGGGCGGTGCTGGCTGGGGATAGACCTCTAGCTTGTTATCAAACTGACGCAGTGACGCATAAATACTTTGGCTGACAAGATTAGTGCCTTCCAAGTATTGCCACTGCTGGGGTGATAGCGGGCCAGTCACAGGAACCGTGTTATTCATATCCCATGCGGTCTGGTTAATCATGTGGTCGTAGTCATCGGGCAATTCATATATGCCTGAATCATCGGCCTCTGTATCAATCGTTAGCGTTCTAACAAGAATCGGCCAGTCATAAAGGTTAACCAGTTCTTGCCCCAACGAATCCAAAAGCGCCTGCATCTGGATATAGGTTTCATCAGGTGACGCTACGGGGTCATTATCGGCGTTAAGCCCGACTTCAACAGCAGCCCTGTTAATCAGTGCATTCGCGGTTTCAAATCGGGCCATACATTACTCCGCCAACTGCGCCTTTAAGTGCGCGATTACTTCAGCCTGCTCTTGGTACTGCGCCTTAATATCTTCTAGCGCCTTGAGCAGCATTTCGTTCATCTCTGTAGACTCTCGCAGGGCAATGGCAGAGGCTTGGTTATCACTTGATTCCAGCCAGTCATTTGCCCTCTGCTTCAGTCCGTTAATACCCATCATGTTCTGGGCATTGGCATCACTCATGCCTGCAAGCTGCTCAACCGTCCGAATGTTGAAGTGCTTTAACTCTTCAGCAACCGAACGTGTTACTCCAGGCCATTCCTCAAGTAACGTACCGCTCACAGTCTCTTGGTCTTTCTTGGCCTCAAACATGGCCCAGTGTCGAGGAAAGCGCTGTTTGTGCTTCTCCCTTACTGGCGCAACCACTTCACTGTCTTTCTGTCCGGGTTGCTTAATAGAGACATAAGGGACTTCTTCAAATATCGGACGCCCCGCCTCTTTACTCTTTGCCGCGTTCTCTCTGGGGTTCAGAAAGAACCGAACCATTAGGGTGTCATCACCCGCGTTCTGGCCCATAGCCATGTCTGTTGTGCCGAAATCAGCTTCCATAAATCTCTCCCTCCAGAGAATTAATGTTTAAGGTATAACTGCGCCAGTCCAGCCAGCCGCCAAGGTTGCAAGCGTTGCATCAGCAGGCGAGTCAACATTGCCGTCTGTTGTGTTAGCCACAATCAAAGCAGGCGTCATTACGTCACCAATGTACTGCGAGTTTTGCGGAGTACGTGCAGCGCCATCCTGGTCAAGCAGCGTCCACTGGTTAGCGTTACCCGTAAGGTTTGGCTCATCAGTAGCAATGCCGATTCCAGGCTGACAAGAACCGTAGTTCATGCCGCCATTAGCGTTAAAGCCGAAGCCAATTGCAGGGGTTGTTTCACCCTCGCGGGCAATAATTGCGGTTGGATCAAAATACGTGTTGGGTGAGTTAGCCATGTGGCCTCCTGGTTAGATCAACGTGCCTGTGGTTTGTGAAATCGCTATATAGGCAGAGGGGACTTCGCCCCATCCCGCCATCGTGGGTGATTGCCGTAAAATGCCACCTTCATTAGCCCCGCTAGAGCCACGAATAAGCTCAACAACCAGCGTATCGCCTGGAGCCATGTCGAGGTCATAATTGAAGATCGCAGGAAAAACGAAGTCCGTACCCGCAACCTTGGCGAATACGGTGGGACCAGTCTGAATACCGTTGACCATAGCCCGAATAAATATGTCTGCTGCCCCCGTAGAACCACCTGTGCGGCCTACCAGCAAACGACTGTAAAAGTTATAGTTACCGCCGATCTGACAAGTCAACGTGCCGTCAGCGGCCAAATCAAAGGCGCTAGTCGCATCTGCGGGGCCAAACCTGACCTGCATGATTTCGTTGGTTGCTGAAGGCTGCTGGTCGCTGTCACTCTGGCCCATGAAGACGTATTCAGTGCTTACTTCTACGCCAGTTGAGCGCCCTGCTGCGGTGTCTACTGTTACCAAGTCAAAGCCCAGCCCCTCAGTGAGAGTGCCAAGCTTTGCCCCTGCGGGTGTCACGCTACCATCTATGTAATATGCCATGCTGACCCCTTAAAGAGATAAGGGAGCCGAAGCTCCCTTGTTGCTTACGCTGAAGTGATACGACCTTGGAACTGACACCCGCTAGAGGTGAGGTTTCCAGCCCATGCCAAAATGCTAACTTCTGCATCTTGGTTGGTGGCGTAACGCTTATTTGGCGAGAGGTTCACCATGTTGCGCTTTGAGTGGGGTCGGTAGTGCAGATAGTTGGTGTTCAGCATGTAAGCTGTACCCGCCTCTGCGTAACCGCCAATACCACCATCCAGAACAACGTCAGCATCCATGAACTTCACTGAAGGGAAGCCCAAAGCCGCAGAGTCAGAACTGGTGAAGCGCTGGATAGCCTGCAAGCTCTCCATGTAAGCAGCCCAGAACGTGTTATCAACCATGATTAGGTCAGGTCGATCAGTACCACGTACCAGTGTTGACCACATAGCGTTCATAGCGCCCTGTACAGTTGAGGCATCAATTGCCGTAGCCGTATCAGTAGCAGATCGCCAGAAAGTCCACGTAGCGCGGTCAATGCCGCCATAAGTGCCAGTTGTGGGGTCAACGGGAACCGCTGCATCCAAACCGTCAATTTCCTTGCCCGCAGCACCCGTACCGTCTGAATACAATCCAGAAGAGATCAAGTTGGACAAAGTAGACTCAGCAACAGTGATGCGTGACTCTAACAAGTCAATCATCGCCTCTTTGCCGCTGTTCTGAAGCATCTCAAGACCTGAGATAACAACAGGAACCGCTGCCTGCTTGATTTGGAACTCAGCCGCAGAGATTACATCACTCACGCCCACGGGCAGAATGTCATAACCTGAGTAATATCCTGCGTTAGAGTTTTCCGCAAAAGAAAGCTCTTGCATGATCTTGGAGCCGCCAGTAAAGGGCTTAACCTTTCCTTTTTGCTCTAGACGGGCAAGCAGTGCGTTGTTTTTGGTGACGTTATCCGCAACGGATTTGCTGCGAGATTCAATAGTTGTAGCGACAATATCGCTTACATTTGCAAAGGCCATAATATTTCTCCTATCAAAAGCCTGAAAGTTCAACTCATTACCCTAGCCGCGTGAGAGGCTTTGGCTGATAGAAGTCCCTTGAATGACCTCTTAAATTTATAGCTCTACCATTGTGAGTGATAGAGCATTACTTGAAGTATTACATACGATTAGCGTTTTGAAAAGCCTGCTCTAATGTACTTCTGAGGTCGGCTGTGCCTGCACTTGAACCCTCACCCCCAGGGGTGCCGTGAATAGAGCTAGCCGCTCGTTTGCGCTGCTGTACCTGCCCTTGAGACTGCCTAGCCATCCAGACCTTGCGAATCTCTGGGTGTTGCCATCCAGCATGCTCCCACGCCTGCTCTAGACTCATTTCTCGTCCATTACGGGCCGCAATATCTAAAATGTCTGCAATAGGCTCTCTTAGCTCATCAAAAAACTCATGGCTTTCAGCGAAGCTTGAGATGTCTTGCGCTACCTTTTGCTGGCCCTGCTGCTGAAACTGCTGCTCTCGCTGCTGGAATTGCGCCAACTGCTGCTGAATCGGAGCCAATCTTTCGTTAAATAAGTCATCAATCTTGGACTTATTCGTTTTTTCTGGCGTTTTGTTATCCAGGAAGTCAGCAACTTGTGCAGGATTCACACCAAATTGGCTAATCAAGCCCGCCACAGTCCTAGCTCGCTCAATTTCATTGCCCGTCTGTAACGCTGCGCCTGTCTGCAATAGCCCTGGCAAGATATTCTGAGGCCCGCCGTTCATTTGCATCAACTGGCTGTAAGGCTGCATTACCTTATCCATTGCCTGCGCCCGTCGAGCATCATGGGCATATTTCTGCGCCATGCCGCCAATCCGTTCCTCATAGCGCTTGAATTCGTCTTTTGTCTGGCTGTCTAGGTTCTTCCAGTTCTCGCGCATTCCAATAGAAAGACCTTTGGGGGCTTCATCTACGGGAGCGGGCGCGTCAGCTTGGCCTTGTCCTGCTTCACTGTCAATGATTCCAGATTCACCGCCCTCGACTGGCTGTACGGCACTGGGTTCGTCTGTGGCACCTTGTACAACTTCTGTTGTGCCGATGGGTTCACCTGCGGGTTCATCTGGCGCGTCTTCAAATACTTCGGCATCTTCGTGTTCCTCCCATGCTGCGGTTAATTCGTCCATTAAACTGGTATCTTCTTCACTCATTGCTGTCTCTCCAATTGATTGATTCGCTCATAAATCGCTTGTTTAACTTCTCGTGACCAACCTGCCTTCGTCCGAACATTAGGCGAAACACCGCCCAAGTCCGCAGTTTGCACAACATTGTTACGCAAATTATGTTCACGCAATTGCTTGCGATCCGAAATCACACTGCCATCAACAACGCTTTTGAATGCGTCAATGTCGCCGTGGATAGCATAGGAGCTGCGCGTGACAGCAGCCCCCACTTCAATCAGTTCATACTTGCCTGTCTCGTTATCGAGAACCTGCCGATATTTGGGCATTGAGTGCCGCCTCCGTCATGTTGTTTTGATGCTCTATCTGCTGTGAAGCTACATCGTATTCAGCCTGCGCCCGCTCAATCTCTAAATCAGCCGCTAACTGTGCCTGACTCTCTTGCAATCGGGCATTCATCTGGGCCGCAATCGCCGCTAAATTATTCTGTGACGCGACCTGCTCTTTCGTCATGTCCGCTTGGCTATCG